TTGCATTAGATGGCCTTGCTCATCATACTTACTAATATCCATAGGAACCTTCATCCCTTTAGTGTTGAAAGATGTGTTAGCAGGTACATTAGGAAAAGACATAGATGCTCCAGTGTTACCTGCTGCATGCTGTTCTCTTAATCCCGTTTGTTTCTCTTCTGGTGTAGAAGCTGTTAACATCTGCGGATCCTGTTGAGGCTGTAGAAGCTGAGATACATCACCACCTTGAGAGGCGTGTGCGAATAAATCCATCACACTTCCCTCGTAGTTGGACGATTTAGCTTGATTTAATATGTCTCTACGTCGCTTATTGTCCAGCATCTTTGTTAGCATTTTTGTTAGCCTCTCTCTGAATAGAGTTCTTCTCTCTGTCTATGTTGTTCTTATCAGAGTCAGTTCCAAGCTTTGCATCTAATTCTTTCTCTTTAAGGTCAAGCTCTCTTTGCTTAACTTCAAATTCTTGCATCATCTTCTGAAGATTGAAACTATCTCCTTCTGGATTTTGCCTAGCCTCTGCACCTATAAGAGCTATTTCTATTTCTGTTTGTCTATCTTTTTCTTTATCTAAAGACTCTTGCTCCGCTTTAGCTTGATCAGCTTGTGCTTGCATTTGTTGTCCCTCTTGCATAGCTTTCTGCTGTGCTGCCTCTAATTCATCTGCAGCTTTTTCAGCTTTCTTAAGCTTAGATTTAATCTGTGGGAAACTATCAGAGTCTAACATCTCTGCTACTGTAGAAGCTTTCGTACCATTCTGTACCATTGCCTGAGTTAAACCTTTAATCTGGTCTAGTTTCATTTGATCTTTACCAGCATCTGACATGAAGATTCCATAATTAGATTCCATATGAGTCATAGAGTCTAGGTCTAAGAAATCTGTAGTACCATCAGGCATTACAAACATAGCTTTCTTACCTGTTAACCACGCTTCCTTAGAATAATCTAATAAAGCTTGGAAATCTCTTTGCTCTAATCTCCCAAACTTACGGAATAGATCCTCTGTAATGTGAGATGACTGCAATATAGCCTGCTGACTGGACGCTTTACCTTCGTATGCTCCTATCTCACCCTGACGCTGTCTATTGACACCAGAGAGCTTCTCCCACTCCATCATGATAGAGTCTAGTAGTATAATATACTGCTGAATAGTCTTAATAGACATATCTAGTACAGATTGATGCTGAGGAGAGAGAGTTACACCCTCTTTATTGTAATCTACCCATGCAATACCTGTACCTTCTACGTAGTACATAAACTTATCCATATCCCACTTCTTAGGGATCATGTTAATGTCAAATTGAGCTACAATATCTTTACTTCTTGCGATAGCAAGCTCTAATCTGTACTTATAGATGTTATAGTTAAGTTGGAACGGTATCCCTAAAGATACTAATGATATGTTCGCACTATTTACATCAGAATACCTTCTACCATTAATAGGTAGTTTACATTTAGATGGATTATCTAAAGATGAGCGTTGGTTTTCTAGGGGGCGTATATCTATGAAGAATCTACCGTCTATGCGGGTACCTCCCCAAACTTCATTTACCCATAACCACTTTATAGTAGCTCCTGACGCCTTTAACTCTGGCGGCATCTTATATCCTTCCTCAACCTCTATCTCTTCAACAGATTCAGAGTCCGGATCCATGTATGTTACAAACCCTAAACGTTTTCTTGACTTCCAATATACCTCTACTACCTCTATAAGTCTGGCTCTCAGGGAGTCAGAGTCTGCAGAGCTCGAAGCCTGAGACAGGAAGTTACCACTTTCCATATGGGAAGGGCTTTCTAATTCTAGTACTTGGGTATCTGTTAGGGAGTCGTAATAATGATCTATAACTGTTGAAGCATGTACACGCTTTCTAGATAGTGCCCAATCCCCATCTTCTACGAACTCCAAATCTGGATCCTTATCGTAGTCAATATCTATTGGGTTCAACACATCATAAAAAGGTTCACTATGTCTTACACCTCTATGGGTGTACACTTCTCCAGAAATTAGGAAGTGAAACCATGCTTTTTGTAACTTATCGTAGATTTCCTGCTCTTGCATGATGTAGTTCATAGCATACTGACCTTTGATTGCTCTATTGTCAACATAACTATCCTCGAACTGCCCTGCAATGTGCTCTGGCATTGGAATCTCTTCTGGCATTTGCCCTCCCTGAACTAATTCAGGATTCTGCTCCGCCATAACCTTTAAGAATTGCATCTCAAGGTTCTTATATATAACTTGTTGCTTAGCGTTTTCTTTTTCAGAGACTGCGTCTGCATTCTGCACTGTAACCGTATAATTAAGAGGTCGTTTAGACTTCTCCCCTAATAGCAGATCTATTATAGGTTTGATTATAGGGTAATTCCGCATTTTAGATGGGAAATTCTTACGTGACTTACCATAAGGTTTAAGCACGTAATCATAATCAGAGTCTTCAATAGCTCCGTTATAATAGTCGTAGAGAAGTTTTAGAGAATCGCCTCTCTTACTAGATCCGTTGTCGGATAAGTTTATAAAAGCCTTTACGCAGCTTTCTCTCCATTCTTTTGTTTTCTTTGACAGCGCTAACTTCTGCTGTGGTATATTTTCTCCTCCTACGTGCATCCTACAAAAATAATTAATTTATGTTCTACTTCCAGTGGTTTTATAATTTTAAGGTTATCCTTATATTATACCACTAATAATAATTAGAATCAAACCAGCTATCTACAGCTCTATCATCTAGATTTTCACGAACTTCCGAGTTATATAGCTCCCTGGTGTGGTACATACCCACCATTAGAGACATAACCCTATCAAAGTTACCCATGTGGTTAAACTTTATCAGCTCCTGAAGAAGAGCAAGGTCGTAAATTTTATGCATATTCAAAATAACAGAACCATCTTCATTAGTTCTTCGTACAGTATTAAGCCAATCCCTAATGTACAACTCTCCTTGCCTTTTTCTAGGCTCTGTAGTGTGCATCCCGTATTGACGCTTAACTGTTTTACTTCTAAGGTCTTTTTTATCCAACATTTCAAACTCCTCTTGGAGCCTGTGTAATTTTCTGTGCCTCCTAGCATATGCAATAACCTCTCCACGGTCATTCTCAAATCCTATCTTAGCATTGTAATAATCCGCCAACATAAACAGGTTCCTATTGTATTCATCCTGCGAATGAGGTCTACCTACATAAGAAGCTACAATCATATCGTCGGGGGATGATATGTTGTTCATCCTCTTTAATACATATGTAGACCCCAAAGAAGAAGAATCCGCTGACTTGTTCTGGCCGTATGGATCATGACATATTATGTATAAGTTTGCAGGCACCTTCTGTGTCTCATTCTTATACGGAGATTCATAAATAATGACTGCTCCGTTTAGATTATCTTCCTTTCTGTGCGGGTATCTCACGATAGGTTTTGCATCCCCATCAAGTGTGAACTCAATTGTGTTATCCTTCCCATGAAACAGTTTACCTGCAGTACCTACTCTGTCTAACTTGTTAACTTTCACATTATTATAGTGTGCTTGTAAAGAAGTTATATCAAATAGATTAGCTGATACCTGTAGAGTAGCTTCTCTAGGATTCATAGGGTGTTCAGCTATATACTGATCTAAAGCTTTAGGATCATTAGTCCCTTTCTTCTTTGTCCTATTCAATTCCTCAAAAGCTACGGCTGCGTCCTTATCTGAGTTCCCATCTGCATCAATAAACCCCTCAAGGTTTTCGTAGATAGGTACAAAGTGCCCACAAGTAGTTCCTTGCGCGCCGTCGTCCCATATGTTTGAAAAAGGCAAGCAATCATACGACTCAGGGTTGTAGAATAACTCTTCCATCCCTTCAAAGTCTGCTCCTTCTGTACCACCAGTACCAAAAGCTACCATAGTACCAAGAGTGTTTGCACCTTGACGCATTGTAGGCATTGCTACCTCCCATGCTTTCAATAATCCTGGAAGCGCCCCGGCTTCCTCAAAGAAAATCAATTCCCCTGCCTTACCACGGACCTTATCCGGATTATCCTTTAAAGATACGCCAATTATCTGAGACTTCATGCCTAATTCTACATCAGCTCCACCTACATTCTTCTTATACCCCGACATTTTGTGCATCTCACGATCACGTAGTCTAGGTTGTGTCCATGCGGTGTTGTCATCTACGAATGAAAGTATTTCCCACGCCTTAGAGAGTAAACCATCACCAATGATGTATTCTTTCTGCCCAGCAAATACGTAATTCTTACTATTCCTTACATGGAAGTAGTTTCTAGCCAACATTGCAGCCGCCTTATAAGAATATCCCTTACGACGTGCTTTTAATACTGTTAAATGCTTGTTTGTTTTTCTACAGGTGTCTAGAGCGTTAAAATACTTACAATCTCCATCATAAAACGCTGGAAAAGATCTATCACGTCTAGCAATCTCTGTTCCGTCAGGTAAAATCTCTTTAACGGACCTGTCAATAGGACAATAATTAAGATAGAAGTAATGGTTACCTGTTATAGTTAAATCACCAACAGTATGACCATACAAACACTTCTTACGTTCTGAATCCCAGAAATCATAGTACGCTTGCGTACCGGATAGGGCAGAAGTGTAGTGTCCGTTCTCCATAAACTCTATCGCACGTATGCGTAATGAGTCTGTGTTCTTATACATTCTTTATAGAGGCTAGTTCATCACATTTACCGTACTCTTCCATATCTGAATAGTAATCCATCAAGAAATCTATTAAATGTCCTGGGTTATTAAAGTCCAATGGAAGTATAGGCTCGTTTTTCCCTGTAAAGGACTCTAAACTTCTCTTACCTGTAACTACTAAGTACGCATTATGCATTGCCTTTTCATTACCTTCTATATCTTCAAGAAAATTCATTATACACTGTATTTATTTACTACTACTCCTCCTCTATTTGGAGAAGCTGTCTGTTCGTCTTTCTTAACGTGCGCTTCTAGCTTAGCTAATCCATCAACAACATCCGCCATCTTAGAAATGTTAGCAACCAAATCCTTGGCACTATATATAGGCTTTCCGTTATCATCCATCAAAGTTAAATCTATTGTTTCTAGATATACCTCCAGTTTATTCACTGCAGACCTAGCTGCCTTCAACAACTTCACTGATGTCGTCTCCTGTAAGAGCTTATACTTCTCACACGCTGCAAGTACAACCGTATCTGCATTCCAATTTATACTAAATATACTAGAAGCTACTTCTGCCTCACGCATATCCGCAGCATACGCAGCAAACGGAGAATTATGGTCGCACATATGATAAATATACGCTAATTCTTTTGTTCCCTGCTTTCTAGACGCAACTTTTGCAAATTCTTTGATTGCTAAAGTGTACCCAGATGCTATTACTTTCTTATCGCTTACTATTAGCAGCTCCATCTTGTACATGTTTTATTCTGCCCTTCTTTGCAGAGAATTTACCAAAATATGGTAAGCGTACAGGTTCAAAATCCCCCTTACGCATAATCTTCGCTACAAACTTGAACTGATACTCTATAACTTCCTCCACCTTACTTAAAGGTAGATTATACTTTGTCGCCATCTTCTGGATCAGGCTTTGTTTTATGTTGCTCATCGCTCATCATCATTTCTGGTTCCCACTTACTAGGTATCGCTGGACAGTCTGAAGTTTTCCACTTTGCTTTGTGTTCTAACATACATCCACATTTACCACACCTCATTGCATCCTTTATAAGAAAGGGGCAAGTATTGCAAACCTCCAACCTCTTCTCATAGTTCTCAGCACTCACATTAGGAGCACCTTTCGCAACGTACTCCGCTAACTCTTTAGCAAAGTTAGTCGTCATAGTAAGTAAGCTGGGTAATTTTGGTTTCTCTTTCATGAAAAATCTGTTCTAACTATCTCCTCTACTTCCCCGTCTGGGGCTTGTAAGATTATAATATATTGTTCCTCTAAATAAAATTCTGTAATCACTAATCCGGAGTCTTGTAATTCCTTACTCCCTCCACCGTATAGATACTTGAACATTCTTGTTGTTGGGGTCTAATAATTTATTTAAACTGTAAATACCCACACCTTTCACTAAAGCTTTTTTATCCTTCAGTTTCTTAATGTAAACATTCAACAGATCCTTATCTTTAAGTCCTAACTCTTCCGCTACCTTAACCTTGTGGCGTATAGCGCATAAATCATGGACTGTATCAGCAGTCTCTATAAACAACTCTAATATCTTCAACTCTTTTGGGGTCATATTGAACAACCCGTTCCAGAACTGTAAGTAGTTAGCTGTCGTTGCTACTGGTATCGTTATCTTCTTCATTTTCTACTGTAATTATTATGTAGTACGTGTAGTCCCCTATTAAAATCTCCATATCCCAAGTAGAATTGATATTCTTCTCGGTCCATGAATGTAAACTAGCTTCAAATTTTAACATAAGGGTTACAAGTTCTTCTAAGTCTTGGGTTGCAAATTTAGTTCTTATCATCTTTTAACATTATACGGGCCCGCCCAGAATCAACAACGATTTTAGATGTGCCTGACTGTCTGTTAAATTCATCCACTAAAGGTTGTAGATCTGCTCGTGAGCATATGTAACTTAAGAATACTTGAAGTTCTTTTGTGGAAAGCTTGGAAGCGTGGAGTATTCCATCCGCCGCTTTCTTAGCTTCTACCAAATCTTCATAATCCTTTAAGCTTATAGTGACAGTACCATTCATTACATTACACCTAAAATCTGGTGCTCAGGTATCATGATGTAACTCTTGTTATCTAAATCAACCATCAAAGCTTCCATACGTGGATCAATCATAACTAAATCTCCAGGCTTTGCAAAAAAGCACTGAGGGCCAACTGCCTCAACTGTAAGAATGTTAGTTTTCATTTGATTCACAGTCTGGTCGTCTAAAATGATTCCGGAGTCTGTTGTTTTCTTTGCTGGGTTGGGTAGAATTACCCACATCCCGTTTGGTTTGAATTCCATAATATGTATATTGGTTTAAGCAAATATATAAAAGAAATGTATAGAAAACAATTTAAACAAAAGGTTTTATTTCTGCTTTGTGTTTACTACCTTATGGGCATATAAAAATTTATTGGGAAACAATGGGAATTAAAGTAGTAAAGGGAGGGATCCTTATGCTTACGCTAGTATTACTGGCAAGCATGATATGCGCTGTAGAAGGATGGGGATTATTTGTAACACCGGTATCAGTACTGGGTGTACATCCATTGACAAGGAGGTATTTCACGTATTTCATTGTCATACAAACAATGATTCTAGCCGCATTATACAAACGGAAGAACGTCAAACCTATACTTGTATTTGTGGGATTAGCTTCGCTTTCGCTTATCGCAATATACGACATGCATGCGTTCAGTTCCTTCCATAACATCTTTGCGGCGATATTTTTCCTATGCCAACCATTGATATTCTTCTTGGAGTACTATGATAAGAAAGATAGATATGCCTTAACCAAAGGCGCAGTGTTGACATTTCTAATGATCCTCCTACTCGCAGATGTTATACCTATACCTGTCTTTGAGTTCTTATCATATAGCTTACTGATACTTTTTCTCTAAGACATATTTATCCCCCTTGGGATTTGATTTTTTCAAATTAGATTTCTTTTTAGCAGTGCTTCTCTGTTAATAGAGACCAAAGGATAGTAAGCCTGGTGTTAATTCACCGCACGTACCTGTGTGCATTCTATCCTAACTAAATCTTATACTAATTCTTTTCGAGACTATTGGAGAAAACTCTATTCCTTATTTAGGAACTACAATCCAACTTCTGACCCCTTTTTTGATTACCGAGGGGTGATACTTATAAAGTGTCTCTATGCAAATATACTAAAAATAATCTAACTTCCGCAGTTTTCACAGTCTGGATTATTAATACTGCATGCCTCTGGTTGTTCTTTATTTTCTAAATCATCCAACCAACTATCCATATCTCCGTTGGTACTCTGGGCTTTCTTACATTTACAGTTTCCACCGCATTTACATTCTCTCTCGTTACTCATAACTTTATTTTTTAGCGGTTAAAAAAGACCCCTTTGATAGAGAGGTCTTTAGTATTTTCCGTACCTGTTCGTAATGGTGCAGTAGCAACACATATCAAAAAGACACCTGCCCTGGCTTACCGTTCCTATAAAACTCTTAGGATAGCGAAATTCCTTGTCCATACAAAGGTAGAAATTTTAGCGACTAATGGAAATTTTCCAGATAAAATTTTTAGAAAATTTAGGAAATTCGTGGATGCATAGGGGAACTAAGACAAAGACCCCCTCTATGTGCCGGAAATTAAGGGATACCCCTTGATGTAAATAAACTGTATATTATGAAAGTAATTATTAGAGTACCAGAGCAGAACAATGTAGATAAGAACGGTAACCCATTACGTTACGGATTCTACGACGGTGATGCGTATAATAGTGAAGGAGAGCTTATCAAGGCGTCGCAAATCATTAGCGTTAGAAACCCAGAGCTCTTCGAGAAGTTCGTAACAGGGTTGGTAGTAGTATTAGATGTGTAGCCTTTGGCTACTCATTTTTTTTAAGGTGGTTAGTCATGGTATGGGATACGATAGTAGTAGACTGTGTGTCACCGTGTTGGCTACCACCAATACACCTCATATCATCCGATCTGTGATCTGTCACATTTGATCTTATTGTATTGTATAACATAAACTCTAAAGATGAACAAACTAGAAGAAGTAAAGGTATCACATAAAGAGGCACATGATGCACATGTATTGATGCTTAAGTTACAAGAAGAATTAGAAGTTGCAAAAGATACAATAAGAACGTATCAAAGACAAAACCTAAACAAATAAACATGGAGAAGTTACACTTAACAATCATCGTAATACTAGCTGTTATATTAACAACATTAGTATACACAATGTCAGAAAACTTAGAGATAAGATGTCTTATAACTTTGATGGATCTTCCAATCGTATTATTAATCGCAAATAACATGTACACAGCAGATGATACCAAATAAACTTACTTACACACAGCATAAGATTGCTGATCTAACCGATAAGTTTAACCATTACAAGAGAACAATACAAGACTTGAACGAGCATTGTGTATCTCAATATGGGATAACCTTAGATCAGTTAGAGGAATTTACAGAAGGTGTTCAAAAGGATCTTAGTGATCTTAACGCCAGAGTTGAATAGATTTGAGCCATACCTAAGCATGTATTCAAACTGCTTATTTTATTAACTAACAAGTAAAATGCCAATGAAACATTTAAACTACCAAACGGAGACGTTTACGTTGCATGTGGAGGTACAAGACGTACTTACGCAGAATGATAAAGACTTGATAACAGTCTTATTCAAAACATTAGTAGATGAAACTGCAACTGCAGAAGTAGAGGTTAAGATAGTACATCCACCTTCTACTACAATGTTTAAGATCCACGAGAAAGATGTTCGTGAACAAGTATTGAGAACATTAATCGAGAAGAACTTAGAAGTATCTTGTAAAGATGGAGTATGTAGATTACCTAGAACAGTAGGTGAGATACCACCAAATCTTTTGTTGAAGTCTAGTGTGACTTACAAGAAAGCAAGACAGAAGTTATATTATCTACTAAAGAAGAAAGCGTAATGACAAATAAAGAGAAGAAAGAGTTAAGAAGAGATGAAGCTATTGAAAGAGCTTCAACAAGAGAAACGTTCTTGAATAAGAATGGAAGAGAAGGGTATATTACTCTTCTTGGACATTTGAATACTATGTTCCCTGATGGAGCAAAGAAAGAGAAGGCGAAATTAACTAAGATGATTGCAGCATGCAAGTAGTTAAGATAACTTGCCCTGAATGTGGTAACGATAAAGGATATATGATTGATGAATATCCTCAACTTGCTGAATGTTCTAAGTGTGACCATCTAACTGATGTGTCATGAGCAGTCAAGAGTTTAATCTGCTTCGAATAGAGGCAATGGAAAAGAGAATAAGTGAGTTGGAGAAATCCAACTTACTTTATGCTCTTATGTTATTTACTGTGGATTCATTACCAATTGATGATCCAATGTATTCTAAAGCTGAACAAGTATTTCTAGAACAGAGAATGCAGAAAGCTTTAGATAAACAAATAGTAAGAGATGACTATGTAGATAGTTTGAATATTGAATAGTATTAATCACTGCTTAATCTGCCCTTGAGGTGAAGTGAGCTTTATTGTGCAAGTCATAGGTGATTATTTAAGATAAAGCTAAAACATTTATGATTGCCCTCACCTGTAAAGGTTAGTAGCAGACTGCAGTTAGCAAAAGAAGCTGTGAATGGAGTTCTTGACGGAGAACATAGCTTTTATCTTTTAACATAACAAACATTAAACAAGAAAGTGTCGCTTGGAGCGTTGTTTCCTACAGTTTACAACTCAAGTGGTTCGATTCCACTCACTTTCACTATTAGGTCCAAACAGAAACCTACAAACAATTCTGTATTACTTACATATTAAACATTACCGAACATGAAAAATGTTTTAAACAGTGGTGACATCAAGTCACTAAAAGAAGGTCAAGTATTACTAACACAAATTAGAGAAGTAGCTAATGGATTTATGTCCATTGAATTAGCTGAAGTTAAGAAAGGATCTAAAGGCTTATCAGCTGTATTCTTATTTAATAAATCAGACAACAGGTTCTCTAACAACAGTGCTAGAAGAGCTTGGCAAAATGGACAACCTTCAGATATTGAAGAGTTGTTGAACATTAGTTGTGATGATTCTCAACCTTGGGTAATAAACGACAAAGGGTTTAAAGTATTAGAATTGAACATTCTTAATCCAGTAGCATCTTATGAAGGTACTGATTATGTAATGAGAGTTCAGATACAAGAAACAACACAACCAAGTGATTACCAAGCAGCAAATGTTGAGTCAGCTGCTAAGCGTAAAGGTAAGAATGGAGATTTTATCACTCACGGTGATGAATACATCTTTACTAATGCTACTATCGTATTTAATGAGCCTGAAGATATTACTCTTGAGGCTGATACTCTAAGTGTTGAAACAAAAGCTACCCATGTGGTGGAGCGGGTTGACACACTAACAGGAGAGATATTTAGTTAGTAGTATAAACAAAATTGATGTATCGCTTGTATGGTACATTAATTTTGTTTACATTTGATGCACTAAAGATTATATATTAACGCATATGTATCAAAAACATATATAAGCCAATATCCATTTGCTTTAGAGAGGGACATTCGTCCCTTTCTTTGTTTTTGATATTTACTAAATAGACTATTATGGGATGGATGAAACACATCATGGATCTTGCTCAGGATGAACAAGAGCTAAAAGACTTCGAAAGACTGTATTTACAGACACTTGAAGATGAAGAGCACGAGTTAGTATTTAGAGGAGTAAAAATAACAACGGATCAAGCTGAAGGTATATTGAAGATAGTATGTGATTTCAAAGCATGATATACTTTATATCTAACACCAAGAGTCTTGATGCAACATTTAAAGATGCTACAATAGACGATGTCGTTGAGTATTGTGGATCTAAACCTGTACTAGGTGTAGATACTGAAACGGAGGGCTTAGACTTCACGTCAGATAAGATGATTATGTTCCAGATAGGTGACAAAGACAATCAATTTGTTATTGATACTAGATTTATTAGTATTGAACCCTTGAAGGATATATTAGAGAGTAGAAAGCAATTGAAAATATTACACAATGCCAAGTTTGATTATAAGTTCATAAAGAAATGGGCTAATATCACAATGGAGAATGTGTATGATACATTTTTAGCAGAGAAAGTTCTTAATTGCGGTAAAGACCTTAGGTATGGGTTAGGACATTTATGTCTTAGATACCTAAAGGTTGAGCTGAAGAAAGAGGTAAGGATGCAGTTCACTACAATTGGAGGTAATCCATTTAGTGACAGTCAGATAACTTACGGAGCGAAAGATGTTGAGCACTTGTGTGCTATTAGAGAATTGCAATTACCTTTTGTTGAGTCGCTGAAGCTACAAGCAGTTGTAGATTTAGAGAACCAAGCAACATTAGGATTTGCAGACATTGAATACAATGGGCTTGATATTGATAGAGATGCCTGGATTGAATTATCCAAGGAGTCTACTAAGGAGGCACACGACATAGGTGTGAACTTAGATAAGATGATTATCATTGATAGACAATTTGATGAGTTTGTTGCTACATATTTACAAGGAGACCTATTTATACCCACATCTGAATTAAGAGATGTGTTAATTAAATGGACTTCACCTAAACAGGTATTAGCTGTATTTAGAAAGCTAGTACCTAAATTAGAGAATGTGAATGGTAAAGAGATGTACAAGTATAGAAGGGAGTTCCCTCTTATTGATCGGTACATCCAATACAAGGAGAAGAAGAAACTATCCACGAGTTATGGAGAGGACTTCTTTAAGTTTGTATCAAGTGATGGTAAGATACATACTAACTTCAATCAGATATTAGATACTGGTAGAGTAAGTAGTAGTAAGCCTAACATGCAACAGATACCTGCAAATAATAAGTTTCGTAACTGTTTCGTAGCACCCAAGGATTGGTGCTTCGTATCTTCAGATTATAGTAGCCAAGAGCTTAATGTTATTGCCTTTGGAAGTAAAGACCCTGTGTGGTTGAATGCTTTAACCAATGGACAAGATTTACACTCGGTATGTGCTGACTTAGTTTATGGAGAGAAATGGTATGCCGCAGCTGAAGAAGATTGTGCATATTTTGTACAAGATGCTAAACAGAAGTGTAGATGCCCTGAGCATAAGAAACTTAGAACAAATGTTAAGACAGTTAACTTTGGGTTAGCCTATGGTATGGGCCCAAGTAAACTAGCAGATACTTTGAGTATTCCTTTGAAGGATGCTGAAACATTGATTGAGGAATACTTTATAGCGTTCCCATCAATAGGTGCATTCTTAGATAAGTTAGGAAACTATGGGAAGAAATTTGGATACATCAAGACCTTCCCTCCATTTAATAGGAAGAGATGGTTCCCTGAATGGTATCCAAGTATTGCCAAGAACAAGTCATCAATCAAAGAGCTTAGTAGTATTGAGCGCGCATCCAAGAACACACCAATACAAGGATGTAGTGCAGATATGACCAAGCTTGCTATTATTAAGATACGTGAGTTTCTTAGTAATAATGATGTACCTGTTAAGATGGTAATGACTGTACATGATCAGATTGATACTATCTGTGATATTAAATACGCAGATGTATGGGTAACTAAGATGACAGAGTTAATGGAGGAAGCTGCATTAGCTGTTGTAACTAACGGTTTATTGAAATCAGACACTAACATAAGTAAGTCATGGGAGAAATAGAGAGTAGAAAGGAATTCATTACTCGTATGTTTTTATTTATGAACGAGTTACCACAAGAGAAGAAGACTGACTTTAACACAATACTATGCTTCCTTGAGTTTCAAATGAAACTAAGAGAGATGGACTACATAAAGCTTGCAGTTAAGAAAATGATTGCAGGTGTAGAAGATGTATCAAGACCTACTTACGCTCAAAAGGCGAGGATGATACATATGTTTGAATCAACCTTCTCTGAAGTGGATTATAAATTCGTTGCAGCAACTGACCAAGAAAAGTTTGATTTCTTGACCAGTAAGTCAACTAAAGAATACAAAAGTGAGCAAGCTACTTGAATGCTGCACCACAAGTCCCCGTCCTTATTCTCTTTGAGTGAATAATTCATCTAGGCGGGGCACACATAAAGTAAAGGAAATACTTATTAAAACCATTATGGACAAAGAGAGATTAATACACAAGAGAATTATACGGAAAGAGTATAAAGATGTACGATTAGAGGCTAGAACACAGAGAAGAGAGGCTCTGAAGAAGAAGAAAGCTGTATACAAATGCGCTTACGAGTTAGTAATGGGGCATGAACCTGTTAAATCTTCAACAGGAATAGATAGAAAGGGCCCACATTATAGGACACAAGGTGCTACTATGAATGGGCAAAAACTTTAACCATTGGTGGTTGTGGAGTAGTATCTTGAATGAATAGGATTCAGCTTCCACGGGAGGGTAGCTCAGTTGGTTAGAGCCTTGGTGCGTAGGTTCGAGTCCTACCCCTTCGACTATTACAAGGATTGTTGCAGTTGGAGCTGTGAGCCTCTATCGAGGAGGTACTACATAAAAGGCTCTGCTATTGATGCCCACGAAGTTCTGAACAAGGCTAT